CTCTTTCAACATAAGCTCTTTACTTGTTTTACTAAGACTTTGCTGTTTATCCATTGTCTTTTAGTGTTATGTTGATCTCGAAACTATCTGTTGGGTACCCAATTTGTTGCAACAAATGAGTCATATCTTTTACAAAATATTCCATGAATAACTCTACTGAAGTCTTAGAACCTTTATGTTTAGTTATTAAACTCAAGGTTGCCGGACTAGTCAGTGATCTATCAGGAATAATTTTAATTAGTTTTTTGTAAACAGGTAAGCAGTGCTCTTGCCAGTATTCCACTTTATGAGCTGCATACTTATACATTACAAGGATTTCTCCTACATAATCATCAAATTTTACATTCTTTAGACTTTCAAATGCTATAATATGATTATCAGCATCTGTAGACTTAAGCATGTTAATCAGATTTCTTGTTTCTTCTTTGTCAAAAATCATCAGTCTTCAATTTTTAAAGTTTTAATCATCCATTCTGTAGGTGTATTTATATTATCCACCCACTCTTTTGCGGTAGGAATATACCCATTGCAATCTTCTTTAACATGTTGTTCTGCAACATATCTTGTGTATACAGTTTTACCATCTGAATTAGTAAAAGACATTCCAAATTGCTTTTCACATTCAAATATGCCTTCACTATGATGTCTAAACATTCTGTGTTTACTATGTCCAATCCAACTTTTAGTTTCATCAAACCAATTGTGAATTGCAATATAATCACTCCATTCTCCTCCCCATTTTTTTATTGAGGATTTACAATGTTCTAAAGGATGTGCCATTAGTCTTTAGTTTTATCTATTAAACTACCATCATGAAAATAATCTTCAGTCTCTATAATCCTTACAGAGTTATTGATGATGTATTTACCTGAAGGAACAAGAAAACAAAAGCTTCCAAAACCACCTTCATTATTCCACCAATCTTCTATCTCATCAAGAATTTTATATGCAAAATCTTGAATTATGTTATAATCATCACTTTCTACTACTTTAGATAGATTAGCATCATCTGTCCAATCATCAATATTATCATTTACATCTTCTGGAGTTTCACATTCTTGTTTAGTAAAACCTATCCATTCTATGGCACCAGAGTCTCCTCCACCATCATATCTTACTTTAATACCAGTAATACCAATATCAGCCAACCTAAATAGGAGGCTTGTTAAATCAATTTCTTTCATAACTATTTAAATTTGTAAAAACGGCCAAGAATGTTTCCATTCAGAAATTCTTCTTTCTCAAGCACCTCATATTGAAATTGGTACTTTGTTTCTTGGTATGTCAACTCCATTTGAGAATAACATATTCTAAGAATCTCTCTTTTAATCACTACTCCTGCTTTGTGAGCATCTTTAAGAATCTTATTACTACTGTAATATTTCATAAAGTCAGGTCTAAGTTCTCTTTTGTACTTTTTAAGTCTCTTATCTGTAGACATTGCCAGAGCTTTTTTACCTAGAGGTCTTTTAATATTAGCAAAGAAGTTCTTCTTACCAATGTATGCAACAGACTTGCCATTAATTATAGCAGTCATAATGTAGATAAAGCCTATACCTCCTAAAGGTATATCACCTTCTTCAAACTCCTTTCCTTGATAAATCCAACTCATAGTGCATGTTTTAATAAAGATAATAATAAACTTCTTACAGCATCAATACCATAAACTTTTACAGAATCAGATAGATCTTTCTCCATAGGAAGATTTATTGTAGCAACACCAAATGTATTATGATATTTTTGGGCTGCTTTTTGACCAGCTTCATCATTATCAAATAATACAAATACTTTCTTATAATGCTTAATTGCATTTAGCATATAAGTTGCTGCTATCATAGAATTTTCACTATCTGGAGCAATAGATTCAGCATCCGTAATTTTTAATCTATTAAAAGCCATTAGATCTTTTAAGGAAGAGGTAATAACTAAGAATTTTTTATCTCCTCTCAATTGCTCACTACCTTGAAGATAATCCCGGACTTTAATGAATTTACTATCCCTTACTTTAGGTTGATATATCTTATAAAGGCTCCCATCATCTTTAAAATAACCATAGATATAATTAGTACTAATAGTCATATGACTTTCAATACCTAAATTATCTTCTTTAGTCATTGTATAGAATTTTAATGGAGCTACATTATAATGCTCAAGCATTTTAGAGCCAATATTAAAACTCATCCAGTAGTTTTGATCTAAGTTATTCCAGTGTCTTATTTCATAATCAGATACTTTAAACTTACTATGCGCTTTTAGTTCAACTACTGGTGCAGGTTCATGAGTTTTTACATACTCATTATAATCATCAATAATCTTAAATGAAGCACTAGCTCTACTAGGTAGATTAAACATTATTTGAATTAAGTTCAATGCATCACCTCCATTTCCAGATGAAAAATCTTTAAACTTGTAAGTGTTATTATTATCCATATAAATATACATGGATGCTGTTTTCTCTCTATTATTAAAAATGGATTTGATTTTAACACTTTGACCGGTAAGTTTTTCTGATAAGTTTAGATAGAATTCAAATACCCATTCTTTAGGTACATCTTCTAATCTAGCAATTAGGTTCTTAGTTGAAATCATAACACTAAAATAAAATAGGGGGAAGCTGACTCCCCCCTATGATTATTTTTATAAAAAATTAATCTAGACTGAAATCAGTTGATGTATTAGTTGGCATAGAGAAATCATCATCTCCACCAAAATTATTTACATCTTTCACTTCCAACTTTTTCAAGTGTTTAGCTTCATCATAAGGAATTACCTTACCTGCCTCTACTTCACCAAATGCATATTTTCTATTTTCTGCTTTAGGAAGCCACATATCATAAGTTGTATAACCACTCTTATTTAAATATTCTTTACCTGCAACGCAGAATTCAAGATATTTATCTTTAATGGGAGCAGTCATATTGAATGCATCAACAAAGTCTTCAATAGTTTCATGTTTGCCATCTTGCTCTACAAACCATTCATTGATGTTAAGAGTTTTAGATAAACTTTGTAAAAAGATCAAAATGGATCTATCTCTTTGAATATTAATCCCAGATTTTGTTACTCCATCAGCAAATGCATATTGACTACCCTTTACTCTGCCTATTTGGCCAGCATATCTACCTTTGCTTTCATCATCTTTATCAATTAGAAAGCCTTCAAAACCTTCAATAGGTTGTGTTTCAAGATGAAGAACCAAGTGCTTTGCTCCATCAATAAATTTAAAATCTTCTAATTCTACATTATTGATTTTCAATACATGATTACCAGGTCCAATTGTTTTTGCTAATGATGAGCCACCACCTCCGGTGCCCAAGTCTGTTGTACTTAAAGCCATAATTTACTTTTTTTATTATTAATTATTAAATGAATACTTTTTCCCATGAGGTTTTTAATTCCCCATCAATCATCTCTGTAATTACTATTTCTTCATTACGTAAATGCTCTGGTCTTGCACCGCAGGTAACTTCTTCATTAGTTTTAAAACTAAGAATAGTCTTGTTACCCTTTCTATACATATACCCAATGGCATCTGCATTAGCACAAATAAGAGACTTTATTTTGCCTGTCAAATCAATATTTGCAGACATAACCATTTCACCCTTATCATCAACTACCTTGTCTTTGATATGACCCGATAAAATAATTGTGGGTGCTAATGTATCAATAAAATCTAAAACTTGGAAAAATGCTTGACGGATATATAAATATCCTGCACCATTTGGTAATGTAACTACAGTATCACCATCAAAGTTCTTACCCATTGGAGTTTGCTTATAAAGTTTAATAGCCAAAGGCATAATCATGTCTTCTAAAGCAGTAACTGTATCAATTGTAACAAATTTATATGGAGATCCAGCAGCTTTTATAGCTTTGCCAGTATCAAGCAACTCTTGTAGACTATTTACTTTTACTTTAAGAGCTTCAACAAAGTCTGTCCCATTCTCTAAATCAATAATTAAATTATCTTCAAGTCCTGCATATGCAGTTGTTTTACCAGTCTTTGGCTTTGAGTAAATCACAATTCTTTTAGGATTCTGTCTTTCAGCCTTTACTTTTTTAGTTGGAAGTACTATACTCATATTTCACTTTTTGTTTGTTTAATCAGATCATTTAACCAATCTCTACCACTTACAGGTTTTATCAGCATAATTGCTGCTAAATCTCTGATAGTAATTTCAGATAACGGTGCATCATCAATTATTATAGGTAAATCATCTACTACCACTTTAGGAGTAAATTCTTCCTCAAAATCAGGAAATGGAGCCAAAGATTTTTGAAGTTTAGGTAAACTATCTTCATTTTTCTTAACTTCCTCTTTCCTTTTCTCATACAGAGAATAAGAAATTTCAGTTCCATCAGGTTGTATCATTATCAACTCACTAGCTGAAATAATGTATACAGAATAACCCGGTCTTTCTCTAAGTTCATATTCTTCTGCAT